GGAAGTTAGAGACTTATTAACAGAATATGGTTTCCCAGGAGACGAAATTCCAGTTGTAAAAGGATCATCATTAAAAGTATTAGAGAGCACATCAACAGATCCTAACGATCCAGTTTATGCTCCAATGAAAGAATTAATGGATGCAGTTGATAGCTATATCCCAACACCACAAAGACCAATTGACCAACCATTCTTAATGCCAGTTGAAGACGTATTCACAATCACAGGACGTGGTACAGTTGCTACAGGTAGAGTAGAAAGAGGAGAAGTTAAAGTTTCTGATGAAGTTGAAATCATAGGATTATCACAAGAAAGAAAGAAAACAGTTGTAACAGGTGTTGAAATGTTCAGAAAATTATTAGACCAAGCTGAAGCTGGAGATAATATTGGAACATTATTAAGAGGTATTGATAGAAAAGACATCGAAAGAGGTCAAGTACTATGTAAACCAGGAACAATACATCCACATACAAAATTCACATCAGAAGTATATGTTCTAACAAAAGAAGAAGGTGGACGTCATACACCATTCTTCAACGGATACAGACCACAATTCTATTTCAGAACAACAGACGTAACAGGTGTTATCGAATTACCTGCTGGAACAGAAATGGTTATGCCAGGTGACAACGTATCAATGACAATCGAATTAATCACACCTATCGCTATCGAAAAAGGATTAAGATTCGCTATTCGTGAAGGTGGTAGAACAGTTGGTTCAGGTGTTGTTGCTGACATCATTGAATAATAAATACAGTAATAGCAAGGGTTACAGAGTTTTGTAACACCTTGCTATTTTCTTTTTTTCCCACTTATTTCCCACTTTAGTTTTTGAAAATTTTATTTAATTTATTAATATATTTATTTTTTGATTCAGGCAATACAGCAAGATACATTTCTGTCGATGAAATTTTTTTATGTCTTAATAATTTCATAATAGTATATAAATCTGTTCCATGTAGTAAAAGTATTACAGCAAAAGTATGTCTCAAATCATGAAATTTTCTATATTTAAAATTTTTTCTTTCATTAGATAATCTTAATAAAATTTTTCGCCATACTTTTTCAAGATCTTTTTTATCTATTTGATGGCCATTGGCTGTAAAAACATACTCTGATGTGTGTGGTAATCTTCTTAATAAATTATAAATAGAATTTGACATAGGTATAATATCAATACTACTTTCAGTTTTGGGAGTTCCATCTTTTGTCTTATATCCAGTTTTTATACCTTTATCATTAAATGTTGCAGTACGAGTAGTATTATTTTTTACATATATTTCTCTTTTTTCAAAATTTAAATGTACCCATTTAAGACCAATAATTTCTCCTTGACGCATTCCTGTACCAATTGCAAAATCAACAACATCTTTATATTTATTATCTTTAAATGCTTCTCTTAATATAGGAAGTTCATCTTCTCGAAAATAATCAAATGGAAGCATCTTTTTATCTATAATTTCATCTACATCAATATCTTTATCTTTAGGAATTTTAACTAATCCTTTTCCACAAGGATTTTTTACAATATAACCACCTTTTTCACAATAAATAAAAAATTGATGTAGTAATTTATGGATATCAGTTATTTTTTCGGTAGATCTTTTTTTCTCGAAAAGAGTATTATAATAATCTTGTACTACAAGACTAGATATTTTTTTTATAGGGATATCTGAAAAAGCAAATGGCTCTATGTGATTTCTAAAATTACCTTCATATTTTTCTAATGTTGATTCTTTAATCTCATGCTTTTTTACAGTAAAAAGCCATTTGTGTAATAGAGTTCTTGTAGTTATTTCTTTTGTTTGTATTATACCTGATTCGGCTTCTTTTTTTCTTTCGTAATATTGATCTTCTGCATCTGATTTATTTTTTCCATAAAAATCTTCATATTTTCCATTTATTTTTCTATGAATTCTATAGTATGGAACACCATTTTTGATGCAGTTAGTTTTTACTGCCATAAAAAAACCTCCATTTTTTCAAATATTTTTTATTAACACTTGAAAAAAGAAGGCTTTTCATATATAATACAAAAGTAATCACTTTTCAAGTGGTTATGTCCTTGGGTAATGTGTGTCGTTCCGCAAAAATGAAACACATTACTCTTTTTTGTTTATTATACTTTCCAACTATGTCCACAGTCTTGACAGACTGCCATACTTGAATGTTTTGTTACTAGTTTTTGTTTTTTATGTCCAAATAATTTTACAAATATCATAGGCATAGTTAAGCATATCCATAATAATGGTCTCCACCACCAACCAATAAACAACCAATACAAAATACTATGATGTTTATTTTTTAATTGTGATTCTGATACCATTTGAACATTTACGTTTGAGCTACCACATTTAGTACAAGTCATAAAATACATCCCCTTTCTTTTTATTTTCTATTTAAAGGCACTTTTATTCTCAACCCTTATAACTTCTCCTAATATTTCAATGTCTTCCATTTTTAGACCGTTTTGAATAGGAAAGTTCCACATATTCATTGCTTGTAATTCTATTTCTCCATTGTCAGTTTGTATAATTTTTCTAATGATTGGAAATCCACCTTTTATTTTTAAAAGATAAGTTTTTTTATTTAAAAATTCTTTATATTTCTTAATTATAGCTATATCTCCAACATCAAGAAGTGGAGCCATAGAATTATCAGATGCTTGTATTGCAAAAAAGTTTTTTGGATCATCTTCGGCAATATCTGGTCTATATTCATAAGGAATTGTTTGAACTACCTCATTAGTTGTAAGATTATAGACATTTATATGTTTTGTTTCAGTTCTTCCAAAATTTTTATCCATTGGAACATTATATCCCATCAACCATACTTCGTTTACATTTAAAATTTTACTTAATATATATATATTATCTTGCCTAGCAAACGCCTTTCCTTTTAAATATTTATTAATTAATGATTGAGATATTTTTTTTCCATGTAATGTTGTTTTTTCTGATAATTCAATTTGATTTATATTATTTTTTTTCATTGCTATTAATAATCTATTAGCAAATGTATCAATTTCTTCATTATTAAATTCCATTAGAACACCTCACTATCAAATAATATAATAACAAAAAAATGAAATAAAATCAATACTTCTGAAAAAAAATACAAAAAAATGAAAAAAATTCATAAAAGGTATTGACAATAATTTTTCATTGAGGTATTATAATTACGAATTATGAATTAAATTCATAAAAGAAAGAAGGTGATATAATGTTAAAAATGGATTATTCTTTATTAAGAGGGACGATTAGAACATATTTTGGAAGTGAAACAAATTTCGTAAAAGAACTACAAAATAGTGGTATGGAGATAAGCACAGGAAGCTTTTCAAACAAAATAAATAATAGATCTCCTTTTAATCAGATAGAAATAATAGGAATTTGTAACTTATTAAAAATAGACTTAAAAGAAGTCAAATTATATTTTTTTACAGAAAAATATGAATTAAATTCATAAAAGAAAGGGCTATGAATATGAAAAAAATAAAAAATGCGGAACGACACACAAAATTAAAGGAGGAAATAAAATGGAGGAATGGATTAGCTTAACAGAATATATGAAACGATTTCATATAGGTTTCAAAGAAGTAAAAAAAATGATGGACAATAAAGAACTTGAATATAAGAAATCAGAAGGTGGTCGCTTTAGAATAAAAGTTGGTGGCAATACGGTAAGTCGTGAATTATATGAAAGCGAAAAAGAAAAAAGAATACAAGCAGAAACAAAATTAGAATTATTAAAAAAAGTATTGATAGGAGAAAAATAAAAAATGAAAATAGTTAATAAAAAGAAATTTATAGTGAGAATAATAGAACTATTAGTAATAATAGCAACAATAATATTGACAGTAAAAGCAATTGCTTATGCAACAGCAATAAGAGGATACAAAGCTTATGGAGGAGAATATTTAATACCAATAATCGGATTAGTAATTATATTAGTTTTAGAAGCAATTTTGGAAGAAAGTGAAGAAAATAAAAATCAGAAATCTAATAATAAGAGAAGGTAAGAATGGAAGAAATAATAGAAATGATGAAAGAGGACTTTAAAAAATATCAAATCAAAGGGATTAATAATCAAATTGCTTATGCATGTGGATATTTAAAAGAAAATGAAGATGTTACTAGGAGACAGGCAGTGGAAATAATAAGGAGAATACTTTTTGAAAAAATATAAAAGGAGAAATTGCAATGCTTAAATATTATCAAGAATTACTAAATGAATGTATTGATTTATCAGAACATAAAAAGAAACATAAGGAAATGAAATCAACATTAAATAAAATAAAAAATTTAATATTTAGAATTAAAGGAGAAAATATGGGATATCAAAAAATAAAAGATCTTATTTCTGATATAGATGAGTTTCATAACGAAGCGGAATTGAGAGAAATCTTACAAGAAATATTATTTATATGTAATGACAATATAAATAAAAAAGAACCATCTATCAGCAACCAAACTGAAAAATAGATGATTCATAAAAAATATTTAGATAAATACTTTCTGTTTTTATTTTATCACAGAATGTTAGAAAGAGCAAGAAAAATTAAATTAAAAACAGCAAAAGAATTATAAATTTACAAAGGAAGGAGTGTGTAGTATGTGAATACGAAAAACAAAATAGATATTCAAAAACAGCTCTCTGAATTTTATTCAATATTAGACTTCAAGCCACTCTCTGCAAATGCCATTTCAATATATTTAGTATTATTGCAGATAGCAAGTAAGACGGATTGGCTTTATGAGTTTAAGGTTACAAATACTATTCTAATGAGCAAAGTAAAGGGATTAAACATATCTGCTTTACAAAGGGCACGAAATGAACTTATTAACAATCAATATATACTTTATAAAAAAGGAACAAATCAAAATGTTGCATCTACATATACGATAAATAAATTATACAATGATGAATTTACACAATTTGAACAAGCGAACGAACAAGCAGATGAACAAGCGAGTGAACAAGCGAACGAACAGGCAGACGAACACATTATAACTAAACTAAACTTATTATTTAATTATATCTATAAAGGGGGCAGCGGAGAAAAAATTGGCTTAACAGAAAACGATAGAAATAATTTGATTTTAATTTATTCTAGATTAGAGATGTATGTAAAAGATAGTAACATTTATGAGCTTATGCCGGAGGAAAGAGTGCTGGACGAAAAAATAATGTTTTGGGCAATAAAAGAAATATATTTAAGTCCACATAAAATTTATTTGAATTTACTTACAAGGGACAAGTTCATATTGAAATATTATAAAACTAAAAAATATATAACAGAAAAAGAAAATTACAAAATAAAAGAAATTATAGATTACTTTATGGTTTGTTTGCACGATGAAATGGAAAATAGGAGGAAAACATGATGAATTTTGAAAATTTATGTTACAGAGAAAAAGTCCCTCTATATACAAAATTAAAGCTAAAACCAACAGAAGGCAGACATCTAATAAGGTATAAAGATGAAAAGGACTATGATTACTATATATGCGATTATTGCGGAGATGAAATAAAAATTTTAAAAAAGAAAATTGAAATGACAGGAGGAATTGTTGTATTACCACATTCGTTGACAAAAAGAGGAGAAGTAAAAATCGTATTATGCAATAAATGTATAAATCCAGTATTAAAAGAATTGGAGAAAAAATAAATGAAGAGGTGATACCAATGATGTATGAATTTGAAATGATAGGTGATGTAGTTGGAAAAGCAAGACCACGAATGAATACAAGAACAGGAAGAGCTTATACACCAACTAATACAAAAAATTATGAATACTTTTTAAGACAATGGTTTATTAGAGAATATCCTAATTTTACAACAATAGAATCAAGGGTAAAAGTAACAATAATAGCTTATTTTGGAATTCCAAAGAGTACAAGTAAAAAGAAAGAAGCGGAAATGTTAGCAAATATTATAAGTCCAACTAAAAAACCTGATGCAGATAATATTGTGAAAATAGTATTGGATGCAATGAATAAATTTGCTTTTAAAGATGATACACAAGTTACAAAATTAGAAATTGAAAAGAAATATAGTAGAACACCAAGAATTTATGTGAAAATTGAGGAATATTAGGAGAATAAACATGAAGTGTATAAAATGTGGAAAATATCCTTTTTGTAGCAAAATAGAAAACTCACAGCAAGAGGCTTGTAAAGATTTTATAAAAAGAACATTAAGGATAAAAATTACAAGAGAGGAAGAGGCAAAAGATGAAAATAGATAATATAGATGAAGTTGAAGAATTTGCAAAAGAAATGAATTACTTTTTTACATATATTGAAAGAACAAATTCAGATTTAAAAAATGAATTAAGAATTAAAGAATTAGAACAAGATGATCTATTACATGAGATAGAGTTAAGTAAGCTAAATGCATTTGAACTTTCAAAAGTTGCAGTAAGGTTGAGAAATGTTAGACAGGAAAGAAGAGTAATAAAAGATAAGCTCGAATTTATATCAACATTAAAAGGATTTGCAGATAAATATAACAATAAATTAATTACAGGTGATATTGCACAATTATTAAAAAATATAAGAAAGTTAAAAGATAACTGGGAAACTAGAATATATAAAACACGAGTGCTAGAAGATTTAAAAATTAGTAAAATGAAAAAGAAAGAGGAAAGCGAATGATTAAATTTTTAATAGGATTATTATAGGTACATTTATAGGAATTGCAATTATGTGTATATTGCAAGTGGCAAATGATAATGAAGAATAAAAAAGAGGTACAGAAAAAATGAGTAATGTTTATGATATGTCTGGAAAAAAGAAAGTTATTATGAATGAAGAAGCGGATGAAGATATTACATATAAGGAAATAATGAAAATAATAATAGAAAATGCAACAGAAGAGGGATGTCATCAAATATTCAGTTATGGTGGAATAGATATGTGCCCATCAGATATATTTGGTTCAGAGAAAATAGATAAACAAAAAGAAGAAGATACCTGCAATTATGAAAGTATAGGGTGCACAAAATGTTGGACTAATGCAGTTAACCAAATAAAAAGGAGGGCAAACATATGATAAAACAACAAGATTTAAAAGAAATTGGTAAAGAAAAGAAAAAAGGAATGTATAGATTAGAATTTAACAAAAATAAAATTAAAATTGCATTAAAAGATATAAGAAAATTACAACATTTATATATAGATATATTTACAGAAGAAGATGAGGATTATCCTGATGGAAGAATTATAAATAACAAGGAAAAAGCAGTTCAAAGAATATTAGACAGAATAACAGATAAAAGATTTAATCAAATTGAAATTTGGAAAGTAATACAATTTAAAAGTTGGGATACTACAGACAATACATATAGACCAATTTGCAATAGATTAAGAGAGTTAGGGTACGAAATTATAAACTAGGAGATGATTTTTAGTGAAGGAAAATAGTATAAAACAATCAATTTTTAGAATTTTGTGCAAAAATGATGTTTGTATTATGAATCCACGGATATGTAATAAGTACAAGAGGTTTAGCTGAAATTCAAAACATATCATACTACAAGGCAAGAAAATATTGTAAAGAATTAGAAAAAGAAGGCTTGATAGAATTTATTAGAGAATATATACCTGCTCAATTTAGTTATGAAGGAGAGCTTGAAAGAGATGCTTTTTGGAATATAGGCTGGAGAACAACTAAGAAAGCATTAGAAGATAAAATATGGAAGCAAGAAAAAGAGGAAGAAGAACGAATAAGAAAAGAAGTTTGGGGTGATTAAGTGAAAGAAAATGGTATAGAAACAACAATAAAACAATTAGAACTGATATTAAAAGCTAGGAGAGAACATAAAGAAATAATAGAATGTGTTGGAGGAAGTTGTATGAACTGTGATCCAGACATAAAAGCCTTAGTTAAAAGTATAGATATTTTATCAGATTATAAAAGAGTATTGCAAGAAAATGAATATATGCACAATGAACTGGATAAACAGCAAACTAAAATAAATAAGTATGCAAAAGAGAATGAAGAATTAAAAAAATTCCATATACAAGATAATAAACATTTGGATTTTATAATGGAAAATAGTATTACAGTTCAAAAAGTAAAAGACAAGATAGAAAAAGAAATAAAATATCATGAAAAAAACATATTAGATATAGAAAATATAACTATGTTAAAGGGCAAAACAGCCAAAGAAGAAGCGGAAATTGAATTTAATAAATATGCAATAGTAGTTTTGAAAAAGATGTTACAAGAACTAATAGAAGGGAGAAAATAAAATGAATGATAAAGAATATATTAAGAAAGTATGCAGCAAATGTGCAAACAGATATAACGAAAATGATTTATGCAATATAGTAAGAACCATGGATGGAAATTATAGATGTAGCAATGAAAAAATAAAAAAAGAGAATAAATTGGAAGAGAAATTTTATAATGAAAAAGTAAAAAGTGATAAATGGAGAAATGCAACTATATTGTTTTGCTTAATAATGATAGTATATGAAGTTGTTATTTCCATAATTTCTAAAAATCTTACATGTATAGTATGTGCAATTTTATGGGGAAATATTGCATTAATAGAATATTTTGATAATAAGTTAATCCAAGAAAAAGACAAAATTATATATGAAGCGGACAAGTTAATAAATTTGCAATTTGGTATTATAAATGAATTAACAGATGATTTAAAAAAATTAAATAAAGTAAAAATAATGAGAATCAATGATATAAGAATACCTAAAGAATTTCAAAAACCAAGAATTGAAAAAATGAAAGAAAGAATAGAATATTTTAAGAAAAATCAAAATTTTGAAACACAAATAATTGTAGATAAAGACAATAATTTAAAGGATGGATATACTTCATATTTAATAGCAAAAAAATATGGAATTGATTTTATAAATGTCATAAAAAATAGTTAATATGGAGGAAAAAAATGAAGGAAATATTATTTAAATTATTAGTTATTTTATTAAGCCCAATATACTTTATTTTTTGGATAGTAGCAAACATAATCGGATGGGCTATGGAAATAGGAGAGCCAATAGTAGAATTATTACAGGAAGAAATAGAGAAAATGTCATCTTTTTGGAAAGAATTTTTTAAAAGAAAAAAATAAACATAAGAAAGAAGAGGGATTAAAATGGGACTAAAGATTGAATTGTATAATGATCATTTTGAAAATGCAAAAAGATACGGAATACCACATGCACAACTTATAATTGCTGATATACCATATAATCTAGGAAATAATGCTTATGCAAGTAATCCAATGTGGTATGTTGGTGGAGATAATAAAAACGGAGAAAGTGATAAAGCAAATAAAACATTTTTTGATACAGATAAAGATTTTAAAATAAATAACTTTTTTGACTTTTGCACAAGATATTTAAAAAAAGAACCAAAAGAAAAAGGACAAGCACCTGCAATGGTTGTGTTCTGTGCATTTGAACAAATACAAAGTGTTATTGATGAGGGGAAAAAACATGGATTATTAAAAAGTTATCCATTAGTATTTATAAAAAATTATTCTGCTCAAGTATTAAAAGCAAATATGAAGGTTGTTGGAGCAACAGAATATGCAGTTGTATTATATAGAGATAAACTACCAAAATTTAATAATATTGGAGTAGATGGAAAAAAACACATGATATTTAACTGGTTTGAATGGAAGAGGGATAATTCAAAACAATATCCTAAAATACATCCAACACAAAAACCAGTTGGATTATTAAAAAGAATAATAGAAATATTTACAGATGAAGGAGATGTGGTTATAGATCCTGTTGCTGGAAGTGGAAGTACATTGAGGGCTTGTGCAGAAATGAATAGAAATTGTTATGGATTTGAAATAAAAAAACAATTTTATAATTTAGCACAAGAAAAAATGTTAAAGGAAGTTCAATTACAAATAAATTTAAGAGGAGATAGTAATGAAGGAGATTAGTTATAAAAATATTACAATTGGACAAGTTCAATGCTTAAACAAAAGTGGATATTTTTCTAAAATTATTTGTGATGGAGATAATTTAAAAGTAGGACTATTAGAAGAGGAATATATAGAAGCGGAAAAGAAAATAAAAAAACTTATTGATGACATTATGAAACCAGTAGAGGAAGTATTTGAACAAATTGCTAATACAATAGCAGAAATAAGTGCAGATATATTTGATAATACAAAGAAAGCTGTTAATAATTTTATATATACTATTTTGGATAAAAAAATAAGCAAAAAGAAATTCATTAAACTTTTGCAAAGTGAAGGAGTACAACGAAATGAAATAAATAAGATTGTTCAAGGAAATAAAGAAAAATATACATATTTGAGATATTACAATATAGTCAAGAATTTGTATGAAAAACAATAAAACATAAAAAACAATAAACATAGACAGCTGTAAGAACGAAACAAGAAAATTTACTGTGTATAATAAAAAAATGAAAATAAACACAATAGAAAAATTGGAGGTATCAAATGGCTGAAATTAAAATGAAATTTATATTTTTTTTAGAATAGGAGGAACAAAAGATGAATGTTCAAGAGGTATTAGAAAATTATAATGTATATAAATTAAGAATAAGTATTACAAGTAGTGAAATACAAGAAATACAAGCGGAGATTTACGATTTAAAAAGTGCAAATATGGATGGTTTACCAAAAGCAAAAGGTTATACAAAATCACAATTAGAAGAGGCAATAATAAATGCACAAGAAAAAATTGAAGAAAAACAAAGATATAAGGATGAATTACAAAATAAAATTAAAATTGTAGAGGATTTAGTTAAAACATTAAAAAAATATAATCAGGATATTATTGATATGAGATTTTATCAGAAAATAAGTATAGAGGAAATAGCAACAAAAAAAGACAGAGGTTATGTTGCAATACATAAAACAATAGAAAAATCTATAAAGGAAATGCAACATGAATATAATAGATCGGAAGAGCGTCGTGTAGGGAAAGAGTGTTCAGA